TCACTGTTAATTTAACAGCCAACGAAGTTAAAAACTTGATGGATAATAATCTATTTTTAGATTATCCTGAGTTAGATCCAAAGGATTATGTAGTTGTTGAAAGAAATGAAGCATTTAAAAATGCAACCTATGATCCTTTAACCAACTCAATAAGAGAAATGACAAGACAAGAGTTAATTGAAGAAGAAATAGAAGTTCAATTAAATCAAGGTGAATACATAGAAAATAAGAAACTTATAACTGTACCTCAACCCACATCATATCATACTTGGAATCCAGTTTCTCACGAATGGGATATTGATATGAATGGAGTAAAGAAAACTTTTAAACATAAGTTTCAAGCTATTTTACTGGAAAAATTATTTGGAAGTTTTGAATATAAAGGAAAAGTTTTTCAAATGAGAGATTATGATGAAATAAATTTTATAAGAGTAAAAATAGCATTGGACATAGCTTCAGAAACAACAGACATAGAAGTTTTAAAAGAAGCTTTACACGACTTAGAAATTGTTGTTACTTCTGATTTAGAAGAAAAGTTAAAAAATGTGATGAAATCAGGAAAATTAAAAGAGTTCTTAAAATCTTTAAATACAAAATGGAGACTTCAAGATAACTCTGTAGCTGATATAACTTTAGGAGATATAAATCAAGTATATCTTAAATGGATTTTGAAAGTTATAACTGCTCAAAATAAATATACAGCAATTTTTATTGAAATTGAAAAAGCTAAGACAGTTGAAGATTTAGAAAAAATAGAATGGAATTAAAAAACTAGAGGTAGTTTAGTATAGCTACCTCTTTTAAAATGTGTTATACAGCCTCTCATGAGGTCATTTTTTTTAGGAGGTATATATGTTTGTTTTATCTAAAAATAGTTTAGAAAAATTAAATGGAGTTCATCCAAATCTGATGAATTTTATGACAGAACTCATAAAAATAAGCCCTTGGAATTTTAGAATAACTGCTGGGGTTAGAACAGCTGAGGAACAGAATAAATTGTATCAGCAAGGCAGAACAGTGAAAGGAATAAAAGTAACTAAAGTAGATGGGTATAAGCTAAAATCTAATCACCAAGTTAAATATGATGGGTTAGGTTATGCTGTAGATATTGGCGTTCTGGTAACAGAAAAGGTTATAGAAAAAGTTAAAGAAAATGGGAAAGAAGTAGAAAAAGAAATTGAAAAAACAGTTTATAAGGGAAATTGGAAAGATTTTCACTACTATCAAGATATTTATAATGTTGCAAAAGAGAAAGGACTTTTAGAAAAATACGGGATTGAATGGGGTGGAAATTGTTGGAAATCATTTAAGGATGCTCCACACTGGCAAATTAAAGGAGCAGATAAGGTAGCTTTTAAATAATAAATAGTCTGGCCAGACAAATTTTTAAAAAATTTTAAATTATTAGGAGGTAGTAATTATGGAAAAAGAATTATTATGGAATGTGTTAGGTTATGTGGTATCACTTGTGGTTTATTTACTTTTAAAGTGGAGATATGAGGGTAGAGAAGCTGTAAATAGAGAGGCTATCGAACAAGAATTATCTATACAAGGAAAAGGATTAGGTAACTTAAAGAAAAAAGCAGTACAAGAGTTTATATCTAAATTACCAAAACATTTGAGAATATTTATCAATGAGAATACAATAGATGCTGTTGTTAAAGAATTACAGCCTTTATTTTTAAAAATAAAAGAAGGCAAAAATGGAGAAAAGTAAATTAATCCTGGAACCAATTTCAAACGGGAAGGCAATTTTGTTAGAAGAGTATGTTTATGATATAAACGGGTACTTGATAAGAGTACCCAAATCTTTTATAACAGATGGAGCTTCTGTTCCTAAAAGCTTGCAATGGCTGTATAATCCTTATGGTAAATATATTAATGCTGCAGTTATCCACGATTATTTATATAGTTGCTATAACAATACAGGTATTAATCGTACCTTAGCAGATAAAATATTTAGACATATTATGCAAGAAACAGGAGTAGATAACAGGACTGTAAGAAGATTCTATACAGCTGTAAGATGTTTTGGAGAAACTTCGTGGAAACCTAAATTATTAAATGAAGGTTATAAAGATAGGGCTATAGTAGATCATACTAAGGAGGCAAGAGAATATTATAATTTTTGGGCTAAAATGTTAGGGATTAGGTGATATTATGGATGCTACATTATTACAATATGGAGCAATAGGAGCTATGCTTATATATTTCATCTGGAAAGATAAAAGTACTTTTGAAATGTATAAAAATACTATGCAAAGAATGGCTGATTTATTGGAAGCTATTCAGAAAGAACAATCAGAATTAAAAAAAGATGTAGATGAGATAAAAAAATTCATAAAGTAATGGGGTAGGATTTTGTCCTGCCCCTCTTTTTTTATTGCTTGAAAGTATGGATTTATCTATATTTAAAAAAAATTAAAAAAATTTTAAAAAAAATAAAAAAAGTATTGACACCGTAACGGTAATATGTTATTATACTTATATAGAAATACCGTAACGGTAAAAATAAAATTAGGAGGACAGGAAATGAAAAGATTTTTAAATGTAAAAGAAAAAGCAAATAAGAAAGGATATATACTAATTAATTATGTGCTTTATGTGGGGGATAAAGCGAAATATAAATTAATGTATCCTCAAAATATGGGTATAGCTCAAAGATTTAATACTTTGAAAGAAGTAGAAAATTTTGTAGAAACATGTGAAAGAAATAACTAAAAAAGGATCTACTAAATAAATAGCAAATCCAATTCAAGAAGTGATATAGTTACTCCTTCAGCAAGATAATTATATCACTTCTAAATAAAAAATACAAGGAGTGATAAGAAATGAAAGAAGTTTTTATTTTAAAAGAAATAGGAGATATAGAATATTTAGTTATCAATAAAAAAGAAGTTGAAATGTTTTGCAACATTCAAAGAGGAGTTTATGAAACTAAATACTTTAGAAAAGATTGTTTAACTGAAGAAGAAATAAGAGAATATTTTATAAAAGAAAAAGGAATAGATTTCACAAGTGATGAACTTCATAAACCTAGCACTTATGAATATAATTGCAGTGAAAGTGAAAAAATAATTGGAGATTTATATATTGTGAAATTTGATAAATCTTTAGATAGTACAAATAGTAAAGTAACACAAGATTTTTTTAGAAATGCAAAAGCAGTAATATTAGATATGAAAAGAGAAAAAGAAATTCAATTTGGGAAATAAATAATACAAGAGAGATAGTTTTTAAAACTATCTCTCTTTAAAATAAGGAGATGTTAGATATGACTTTTAGAGAAGTTATGGAAGACTATTTTAAGAGTTGGGGATTATCTGTAAGAGCAAGCACATCCATTAGTCATAAAAAATCTTTTACTTATCAATGTAGTAAATTATTAGATGTAGATATAAAAGAGATTAACAAAGAAACAATAGAAAATCATTTATCAAAAATGTTAGAAAGACTTTCACAAAGTACTGTGGCTCATTGGAATGCTAGATGTAGATGTGTTTTAGAATATGCTTATAAAAATAATTATATTAATTCAGATTTTTATAAAGAAATAATACATATAAAAGTAAAGAATACTTATTCAATTAGTGTTATCACAGAAAAACAATTCAAACAATTAATAAAAATCGCAAAAGAACAAACTAGACATACAGATTTAGATGAGAAAATTTTATTCTTAAAATTATTGTTTAAAACAGGGCTAAGGCACTCAGAAGCAAAAGCCTTACAGGTTTATAAAATAAATTTTGATAGTAATGAAATTAGAGTAAATCAATCACTATACTGTGATATAAAAGGAAAATGGGAGTTGGCACCAACTAAAACTCCCTGCTCTAATAGAACTATAAAGATTGATAAGAATATAGCACAAAAATTAAAAGATTTTATTGAACTAAAACACAAAAATAGAGATGATTTCTTGTTTTCTTATGAAGATGGAAGTCCAAGAACAACTGTTTTTGCTAAAGATTTGCTAAAGAAAAGTGCAAATCTCTTGGGGGTAAAAATATCAGCGCATGGATTAAGACATAGCCATGCAACAATGTTGATAAGGAATTTAGTTCCAATTCAACTTGTTCAAAAAAGACTTGGACATGCTGACCCAGCTCTCACAATAGCAACATACACTCATCTTATTTCAGAAGATGAAAAAATAATAGTTGACTTACTTGAAAAAATTTGATAGCCTCTTAAAAAAAGAGGTGGAAGGAATGGGAAAAGAAATTAGAACGGTAAAAATGATATTTAACAAAGATGGACATGGTTCTTTATCTACTAGAATAAGCATCCCTAAGTCTTGGGCAGATAAATTAGGATTTTCTCAAGATAAAAGAGAAGCTGAAATAGTTTTTGATGATGAAAAACAATGTATAATCATAAAAAAAATAAAGCAGGATTAATTTCCTGCTTTTTGTTATATAACATTTGTTATTTTAATTTTACTTTGTTTCCATTTTGATACCATCAAAAATAATCTAAGTCAATTTATTCTACACTTAAATTTTGAATTAATGGCATTTAGCACACTTTAGAAATCATATTTTAAAAATAGTTTAATTTCTACAAAAAAGCCCGAACTTGTAAAAAGTTGAGGGCTTTTTTGTTGGGGAAGCATATTTTTGTTGATAATTTGTTGCTACTAAATTTGGTTTTTTATAGCTTGACTTTATAGTATTAATGAGTTAAAATTAACTAAACAAATACCTTTCTCAATGTAGGGGATAACATTGAATTGAGCAATGTAAAAGCCCTAAGGAAACTTGGGGCTTTATTCTTTATGGAGGATATATGGAGATTAATGATATTTATTTTGCCAAAAGAGAATTTTATCAAATAATAAGAGATATAGGTGGAGTATGGAATGACTCAAAGGAAAGACCTATTGTTTGTCTTTTAAAAATGGATGATACTGATATTTATTGGGCAATACCAATGGGTAATTTAAATCATAGGAGTGAAAAGGCAAAAGAAAGATTAGATTTTTATTTGAATATAGAAGAATCTGATATTCGTTCTTGTTTTTATCATATAGGAAAAACAACAACAGATACTATTTTCTTTATTTCTGATGTTGTTCCAATAAAAGAAATCTATATTGACAGAGAGTATCTAGGTTTTAACAATATCCATTATGTTATAAAGAATAAGAAATTAATATCTGAGCTAGAAAGAAAGTTAAAATAGATATTATATTTTGAAGACAGCACACCTAATTATTTCAGATAACATATAACAGATTTAAAAAATAAACTATCAAATATAGGCTAGAAGATTTTGACAGAAAGTCTATAAAAGAATAAGAAAAAAAGCACTTAGTTTAATCCCAGTGCTTCAATTGTCTATATTATTCATCAAAAAAAACTTTATTGAAAATTTTACTAGCATCTTCATAGTAAAAATCTATTTTATGAACATCATATTTTTTCTTAATTCTTTCCATTTCTTCAAGAAGTTTAATTGTTAACTCTTTTGTTTCACGACCATGTCCATCTAACATGCCATATGGATTTTTAATATATGCTATTTCTTTACATTTTTTACAGTGCTCAATATATACTTGTATAAATTCTTCTTTTGCTTTTTCTTGATTATTCATAAGTTTTTCTTTTAAACCTCCTGTATCTTATATTATATTTTTTAGTATATTCATAAATTCTAAAATTCTGTGTATTTTTAACTGGATAAAGTCAAGAGAAATTTTGTAAAGAGAAAGAACCAATTAAATGGTTCTTTAAAATAATGATTTTTGCTCTATATCATTTTTAAGGTAAACTTTTATAACATTGTAGTGAACATCTAAAATATTCAAATCTTTATCCACTGTTTTTATTTCTTCAATTTCAACTAGCAATTTATGAGAATTTCCGAATTTTATTTTATTATCTATAACTAACTTTTTAAAATCTTCATCTAAAATACTTGCCTTTATAACTTTATCTGTAATTAACTCCCACATAGACTGACAAGGTAAATCGGTTTTTTTTACAATTACTTCCCTTCTATATTTATTAGTTACTGTTTCTTTTTTATTTTCTTTTTCAGGAAGAGGTTCTAATATGCTTTCTTTTACTTTCTCATCTATTTTAAAATTTCCCATAGAAGTTTCTACATTCAATTCTCTTTCTCTTGGAAGATTGATAGCAAAATTTCTTAAAGCTTCATCAACTTCTTTTTTGGCTTTAGCATCTCCCATAATAATCATAGTTGGTTTATAATAATAATTTTCAATTTTTTTAGTATCTTTATAATATAGTCCATCTTCTTTAGCTTCTATATTTTTATCTTTCAATTTTTCTTTTATCTCTAAAAATTCTTTAAAAGCTCCAATAATTTCTTTTGAATTTTTTATTGTTTCAAAAATTTTAGGAAGTTTCTTACTTAATTAAAGAAACTAGTTCAATTAAAAAACTCCCTTTTTCTATTGCAGAGATATTTAATTTGATAAAAGCATCTTGTTCTGAGTTATTTACAATTTTTTCAAAAGTTGTTACTGTTGCATCTAAAAACTTAGATAAATCTCTTGCATCAATTTCATTACTACCTAAAAATCTAAATTTGATACTTTCTTTATTCTCATCACATAATTTCAACATGTTCACTCCCCAATAAAACATATTTAATACTAAAATATACTTTATTTTCAAATAAAAAGCAAGAGAAATTTTAAAAAATAAAAGAGAGTTAAAAACTCTCTTAATTTTAATATTCCTGATATTTTTCCCAAATTTCTTTTTTTCTCTTATAAGCTTCATGAATTTCTTTTGGTGCATCTTCAGGAATTACAAAAGTTCCTTTTTCTTCATCATAAACTAAATACGGATCAATCAACATTGCTAATCTGTGAAACTCAGGATCTATAATTCTTGTCATCTTACTCCTCCTATAATTTATATAAATTTAATATACATTCTCTCAATTTATTTCTTATTTATATACCTACTTATACTACTATATCCTATGTATGTCAATGTTTCTTTGTAAATATTGTTATTTTTTTATTTTTAAAATAAAATTAACAATTTATAATGTACTATTTTGTAAAAAAATATCTAACAATAGTTATAGAATAATGCTATAATGTAAAAAAATAATAGGAG